TTCCGCGAGCCGGGCCGCGCTCTTGGAATTTGGCGACACCGTAATGAGGATGCGCGACGACTTCGCCGACAATTTTAATCAACCGATATATGAAGAATTTTTATCCGAGGCCATAATAAACGGCAGGATAAAAGCGCCGGGATTCTTCGTTGATCCGATGGTTAAGTTGGCGTATTGCGGGGCGTACTGGGTAGGCGACAGCGGCAAGCAGATAGATGAGGTAAAAGAAGCCAACGCCGCAATGATACGTATTAAAGGTTGTATGTCAACACTGCAAATAGAATGCAGCAAGCGCGGCGTAGACTACAAAGACATATTGAGGCAGCGCGGCGAGGAAAAGAAACTCGCTGAAAGTTACGGGCTAAAAGATGAATATAATTCAGCGTTTGACATAGTGCCTATGATCCAAGTACAACAAGGAGGGGACAGTGGCCAAAGCGAAGAATAAAAAAGCCCTAAACGCGATATTTGCCGGAAAATGGGCGATAGAGACTAATCACTTGGATATTATGATCGGCATAGCTGACCGGACGTATTCAAATATGGAGGCCGTCCTTACCACACCTACGGAGCGGCGCCAAAGCGGTGCGGTGAATGTACGTGATGGCGTTGCGGTAATAAACGTCTTTGGCCCGATATTCCCTCACGCTGACCTTTTTACAGACATCTCCGGCGCGACCAGTGTTGAGACGCTGGCGCTCCGGTTCGGAGAAGCTCTTAACGCGCCCGATGTAAAGGCCATTGTGTTGAATGTAGACAGTCCTGGCGGCAATATCGTAGGTATAAATGAATTTGCTAAAAAGATTTACGAAGCACGGGGCAAAAAGCCCATAGTAGCCTATACGGGTGGCTATTGCGCGTCGGCGGCGTATTGGATCGCCTCCGCAGCAGACAGAATTGTCGCTGATGATACCGCGTTTCTTGGTAGTATAGGCGTAGTGGCGGCGTGGACGGACGACAGCGAAGCGCGTAAAAAACAAGGTATTATCGATTATGAGGTAGTAAGCTCGCAGTCGCCGGATAAAAGGCAAGATCCAAACAGCGCGGAGGGCCGGGCAAAACTACAGGCTGAACTTGACGCGCTGGCCGATATTTTTTTGGAGAGCGTTGCGCGTAACCGTAATAGTAAACCTAAACAGGTCAGTGAAAAATTTGGCAAAGGCGGCATACTCATTACCGAAGAAGCCATAAGGGTAGGTATGGCCGACGAGGTAGGGAGTTTGGAGGGCGTCATTGCTGAATTATCGGAAGCTATACCGGTTTTGGCAATTAAAGCGGCGCAAGTGGCTACAGGAAGCGGCGAATACGGAGCGCGGCAAAACAAGAAATTTTTAGAATTAGTCAATTTAACCACACCCAAAAAAGGAGCGACAGATATGTCAGCGGCAAAAAAAGAGGACGAGGAGGAAAGCAAGGCCAAGTCCAAAGCCAAATCCGAAGATGAGGATTTGGATAAAGAAGATGAGGACGAGGATGAGGAGGAGGAGGAAAGCAAGGCCAAGTCCAAGCCCAAAGCAAAGGACGGGGAAACGTCTTTGACCCTACAGATGGCGACGGTGCAATCCGAAAATCCGGCATTGTTTAACGCAATAAAGCAGGTAGGGGCCAACGAAGAACGCGAGCGTATCAAAGCCATAGACGACGTGGCCGCTTCCGCTGGGTATACCAGCCTTGTCAGAAAGGCCATGTTTGAAACGCCCATGACTGCCGGCGACCTTGCCTTGCAGATAATCAAAACCGACAACGCCGCGATCCAAAAGGCCGCGACGGATTACCAAGAGGATGCCAAGGAAGCCGATGATGTTCCGGCTTGTGTGAGCGACAACGATAAAAACGCGGACGCGATGGTTTCCGCAATGGTTTCAGGGTTCAAAGCCGTAGGCGGCAAGGAGGTAAAACGTGTCTAACAGTCTTGGAGTAAATACGATAGGTAGTACCAGCATACCGGCACTAATTGCCGGAGATTTTCCCCGCGCAACAGACGCAGTTACCGCTGGCGAGGATTTGGCAGTCGGTAGCCTTGTCTACCGTGATGACGACGACGACGGCAAGGTTAAAAAGTGGCGTACCACCGCCGACGCTGTCTATGCCGTTGTTGCGGAGGACATCAAAGCGGACGACGTAGGCGCGGCGTGGCTTACCGGCGAATTTGTCGGGCCTCGCGTTGTGGTTGCCGATGGATCTAACTGGGAGGACGCGGTTGACAGCGCCCGTAGCAAATCAATCTTTCTCAAAGACGCTCGTTTAGCGCCGAATCAGTAAGGAGGCTTTAAAATGGCAGACGGAAATGTCAGTATTTACCAGCCGCGTATGATGTTGAAAGCGTTGCAACAGGTGGCTATACCGAAGCGCTTTTTTCATAATACGTTTTTCAACACTACCCTTTTGCATAACACCAAAACGGTAGAACTTGACGTCAGAAAAGGCAAGCACAGGGTGGCCGTATACGTCAACCCCATACTCAAAGGCAAGGTTGTTGAGCGCGATCCGTTCGAGACGAAAGAAACGAGGCCCGCGTATGTCAAAGAGATGACCGCGCTCCGTTCCCAAGATACCACCGAGCGCGTGATGGGCGAAAACATCTACGACGCGCTTGACCCTGCGCGTCGCGCAGCGCAGATTCTCGGCGAGGACTTGGCCATGCTCGACGAGCGCCTGACGAGGCTTGAAGAAAAGATGTGCGCGGAGGCCTTGCTTACCGGAAAGGTAATAGTAAAGGGCGACGGTTGGAACGACCAAGTAGACTTCGGTTATGAAATGGACAAACACATTCGTATATTGTCCGGCACAGCCAAGTGGGACAACGAAAACGCCGACCCCATGAAAGACCTTGACGAGTGGCGGCTTGATATAATGAAGCGTTGCGGGATTTCCCCTGACGTTTGCGTTATAGGCAACGAGGTATACTGGGCGATCTTAAACAACGCCAAAGTTAAGGAGCGCCTCGACAACAACAGAATTAGGTTAGGTTTAATCACAGCCGAAAGCCAGCCGGAAGGTATTAGTTATTGCGGCGATCTTTTGTTGCCGACCGGCCCGGTTTCATTGTACACGTATAACGAGTGGTCAACTAACCCGATCACCGGAGAAGATGAGCCGCTTATGCCGGACAACAAGGTATTGCTCGGTAGTACAAGAGCAAGGGCTACGTTTAATTACGGCCTTATCCAAAACCTTAAAGCGCTCCGACCGCTCCCGCGTTTCCCGTGGTCTTGGGAAGAGGATGACGGGTCGGCCCGGTTTGTACAGTTGGAGTCCGCGCCGATGCCGAACCTCTATCAGGTTGACGCATTTACAGTGGCGACGGTACTGTAATAACAAGTGGAAGCGGTGTCTCGCGGTCTGTATAACCGTGGACATAATCCACAAAAAGCAGGGGTAGGCGAAGCCGCTATAGTCAGGCCCCAATCTTTTAAAAGGAAAGGATATGCCATGAAAGTTAAGATTACCAAAGGCCCGATAAGGCACGACAAAGCTGTCTGCAAGGTCGGCGATATTTTGGAAATGGACGAGGTGGCCGGCAAGCGCTTGGTTGACTTGGGTGTCGCCGAACCTACCGAGGGCGACGTTACCGCGCCCACTACACAGCCGCCTACAGTAACGGCTACCGGAACGACGGGCGAAAACTCCGATACGTCGTTAGACGTTGATAAGATGACCCGCGACGAGTTGGCGCAAGAATTGTCCGTGCGCGGTGTACTTTTTAAGAAAACCGCCGACCGTGAGGTTTTAGCGGCGGCCTTAAAAGAAGCGATGGCGAAGCAGTGAGTAGTTTCAAAGAGCAAATTCGCGAGGACTTCGCCAAGGTGCTTTTAGACCCTGACGTATTCGGGCGGGTTTGCTCTTGGAACGGTACGCCGCTGACCATTGCGGAAGACGCCAATATTAATACGCTACAGTATCGGGCGCAGGGCATAAACGGGGAGATAAAAACAATATACTGTCGGGATGTTGATTTTAAAAAGGCCCCGAAAGCCACCGAACAAGTAACTCTTGACGGTGAAATATGGATCGTGGACAATGTAAAAAAGCCATTTGGACACTTAATTATTACATTGACGAGGGCAACATCATGATTAATCTATCTACGGAATTAGTTAATGATAAGACCGTCCAAAAGTTTGTCAGGGAATGCCCTGAACGCTTTACCGACGCCATGGAAACGGCTATGAACAAGGCCACACAAAGAATTAGGTATCTCGTGAAGAAAGAAACGCCTAATAAGTGGGGCATAAAAAAAGAGGAGATGAAAAATTTTCACCTAAAAAGGGCTATGCGCAGTCATGGAGAGCTTGTCGCAGCTGCAATATTACAAGGTCAAAACGTGGCGCTCTTTAAGTTTCAAAATGTGGCGCCGCGTGGCCCGATGACCGGTAAAACGACAGGCGGCGTATCGGTTATGTTTGCAGGACGAAATCTCTCGTTTCAGCAAGGTATATTCATAGCAAAAATGAAAAATCCTACTGGAGAAGATCATATTGGGATATACCGTCGCCTATGGGATGAACATACGATAAGACAAGGCAAGAGAGGCCCAATAAAGAGAGAGAAACTATCGGAATTAACAACGGTAGCTGCTACGGGGATGACTGCTTCGGAAAAGACCGGTATTCCCGACAAAATAGCGCCTATGATACAAGAGGAATTTGAAAATCAATTTATAAAAGAAGCCAAATCATGGCTTAGTGTATTGGGGGCCAAATGAAAGCGACATACTTTTTACTTGATGATATAGCGCAGGAGCTTGAAAAAAACTTCGCTGAAACTAAATTTGACACGGAATATGGTATTTCGGCGATACCTAATATATGGATCGGCCATGCTCCGCCAAAGAAGTCTATGCCGGCAGGGTCGGAAGAACCGGAAGATGGACGTGATGATGATAGCCCCCCATTCGTTCTTGTCCGGTATTTGGATGATGAATTTACTGACACGCGGGAGGGCGGTCAATCTATAGCGTCTACGGTAGGTATTCTATGCGGCACGTACAGCAGGGATAGCCTACAAGATATAAAAATGGGTTATAAAGACATTATGAACATGATGGATAGGGTCTTTTTGACCATAACAAAAAAAGATTATTGGGGCGATAATGGGAGAAAGATATGGGCACGTATAGGTTCTATTAAAAGAACAACCGGCTTACAAAAGGAAATAGGATCAATATATGAAGCCGGATTACACTACCACCCGTACTATGGAGCGGCTGTTATTGTGAAGTTCAAATGTGCGGCAATCATTAACACGACTATATAATCAACTAACACCTGACAAAAAGGAGAATGAACATGTCAGAAGAAAAAAACAAAGGGCAGCAGACACCGCCTCCGGCGCGTCCGGTGGATAAGCCTCCCAAAAAGCCTGAAAAGGTGATATATTTGGGGCCGACGTTGGTAGAAAACGACGGCGAATTTTTATTGCAGAAAGGCGCGATCTACATAAATGGATTACCGCCGCACGTTGCAAAACGAGTTGAGGCCGACCCCGATTTGGCAAGATTATTTGTTCCTGTCGGCAAAGCTCCGGCCATGATGAACAAGCTCTCCGACCCTGAATCGGAGCTTTCGCAGATAAGCAAGAACATCAAACATTCGTCGTTAAACCGTCGTAAAAAGAAAGTGAGGTAATATATGACTGTAGACTTTGGTATAGGCGTAAATGAAGTCCCTACATCACTTATACCGCCCGTAAATGTTGACGGATCGCTCCCTATGGCGTTTGGGTGCGCTCCCATACACCGTATAGCTGATCTCGACGCGAGGGATAAGGCTATGCCGGGCAATATCGTATTGTGCTATAGCGACGCCGAGGCAGGGCAAAAGCTCGGTATCATGGCGGCGCGTGACGACTTTGGGAAGTGGGGATTGAGCGAGGTGGCTTTCAGTTCGTTCACGCTCTACGGCAAAGCGCCGGTAATCTTCGCGAACGTCTTTGACCCGACCAAACACTATAAGACAAAGACCGACGAGGTTGTAACGTTCTCGTTGGACACGGCCACGCTAAGCGTCGGAGATATTCTCAACGCCATTACCCTCAAAGACGCGGAGAATACCGCCTACACCGAGGGCACGGATTACACCATCAACAAGATAACCGGCGTGATTACGGTCATTGAGGATAGCGCTCTTGAGGCCGCCATCACTGCCGGCAAAGTGTTCACCGCGTCATATCGGTACGCCGCGCCGGAACTTGTAACGGTAGACGATGTTATCGGCGGCTATGACGTGCTGACTACTATCACTACCGGGCTTGAGTTGGTTGAACAAGCGTTCCCACAGTTTAGGATGGTGCCGGGTATTTTGCTTGCGCCGAACTTCTCGCAAGATCCGACTGTAGCCATGATTATGGGGGCCAAATGTGAGGGTATCAACGCCGTCTTTAGTTGCGTTGCCTACGTCGATTTACCCACTGATACCATAAAACAGTATACGGATGTTCCCGGTTACAAGGCCAAAGTAGGGCTTACAGACAAAAACTTGTACCTATGCTGGCCGAAAGTACAAGTAGGTTCGCGGCAGATGAATTTGGCCACCCACGCCGCAGGAGTTACGGCGGTTGAAGATAGGCAGCAAAACGGTATTCCGTTTAGCTCGCCGTCGAACAAGCACCTGCAATGTCAGGCCGCCGTTCTCGCGGACGGTACGGAAATATCCCTGTCGATTCCGAAAGTGAACTTTTTGCGCGGGAACGGTATAGCGTCGGTCCTAAACTTCACTACCGGCAATACGCTGTGGGGAACGCATAGCGCAACCTTTCCCGGCAATACTGACCCCAAGGATTCGTACATATCGAGCCGCAGAATGTTGGCTTGGTATGGTAACCGCCTTGTACTGACGTGGTGGAACAAGGTAGACGACCCGAACAATAATAGGCTGATTCAGATTATTGCAAACAGCGAGCAAATGAGCCTGAACGCTTTAATGGCTATCGGTGCGCTTGCTCCAGGAAGTTCTATCTCGGCAAGGGCAGAGGATAATGACGTACTCTCCCTGATGGCCGGTAAACTCACGTTCCACGTAATGCTCGGTTTGGTATTACCTGCCGAGTTGATCCGGTTCGACTTGGAATTTGACCCGTACCTCTTACAGAATATCTTTTAATAAGGAGTGATTATGAGCAACAAAGTACCCGAAGTGTTGCAAAACTACAGTATGTTTTTAGACGGCGCTCGCCAAGTGGCCGTGGTAGATGTTACCATGCCGAACATACAAGCGGTTACGCAGACTATCCAAGGCGCTGGTATAAGTGGCGTTGCGGACGTTCCTGTTCAGGGCCATACGCAAGATATGGTCATGACGGTCAACTACCGCACGGCCACGATTGAAGCGCGAGCCTTGTTGACGCAGAAATACCACCACATTGAGTTGTGGGCCGGACTACAGCACCTCGACGCCGGAAGTGGTGAGTACGAAGTCGTCAAACACCGTGTCATCCTAAAGGCTATGCCCAAGGGTGATAACCTCGGTGTGATGAATCCGGGCGAATTGCAAGGTAAGTCGATGGAGTTTAACGTCGTCTATCTCAAGGAAACGATAGACGGAGAGGATGTCCGAGAGATCGACAAGTTTAATATGATCTATAAGGTCGGCGGCGAGGACTTGTTGAGCAAGCTTCGTTCTGCCATCGGTATATAATCAACCGGCCCCGTGCTATGCGGGGCCACTTTTACACTTTTTTTAAGGAGAGATGGCCATGGAAAGCAAAACGCAGGAGTTAGCGTTGGAGAGCAAAAAGCCCGACGCGGAAGCCGTAATAAAGGATTTAAGCGGCGAATCGTCGTTCAAGTACAAACTGTCGCGCAAGGTTAGCGTCGGCGGCAAGGAAACGGACGAAATATCCGTAAACTTTGACAATCTCACCGGCGCGGATATGGAAGCGGTGGCGGCCCTGCCCGGATCAAGCGCGGGGGACGCGAATATGAACGAGTTTTCCAAAACGTATCTGTTGAATCTTGTTTCTCGCGCTTCCGGCGTCAATATCAACGAGTTACGAATGTGTTCTATTACTGACTGTACTGTTTTGACCATGAGGGCGCAGGCTTTTTTGTTGAATGCGGTCTCAAAAGCCATATAGGAACGATGGAATTAATGGTCTGCCTCGCGAGGGTTGGCCATTCTTCTATTGATTTTTTTATGAGTATGCCTATAAACCGGCTAAGAGACTGGACGAACATAATATCAAATGTAGCCAAATCGGACGGAAATAATCATGGCTAATAAAAAGACTTTCGAGTTGGCCTTTGCTATAGGCGGGAAGTTAGACCCGTCATTTAAGGCCGCAAACAGCCAAGTCGCCGCCGACATAGCGAAGCTGTCGAAAAAGTCAGCTGAGGCTATGAAGTTTAATAAGCTGAATAAAGAATTTAACGCCGCTATGAAGAATTTCACCCATGCGGCGAGCAATATGGGGGCCGCGTGGAGTAACGTCGGGGCCTCCATTATGAATCCCCTGAAGCAAATAATAGCGTTGGGTGCGCTTGCCGGTGCTGCCGTCTACGGCCTTGCCACAAAGACCGCGCAGATGGGCGACGAGGCCGCCAAAAATTCACAAAAATTAGGTATTACTACCAAAGAATACGGTCAGCTGACCTACGCCGCCGAGCAATCCGGCCTTAAAGTCGATGAATTTGTAAGTAATATGAAGAAATTTAATGCGGAGAACATTAAAGCCGTAAGCAATGGCAAGTATTTTGTATCAGCCTACGGTAAAAAAATAATAAGCCTAAAGGATTCTACCGGGGCGCTGAAAAGTAACCGAGAATTACTTCTTGAAACTGCTGACGCTCTGTCAAAAATGAAGAATCATGCCGACAAATCAAAGTTAGCTATGGTAATGTTTGGCAAATCCGGTGTCGATATGCTTCCCTTTCTCGAACAAGGGCGGGGAGCTATTGAGGCTCTCGGCGTAGAAGCCGACAAATTAGGGGTAACTTTCTCCGAGGAGACGGCGGGTAACTCCGTTGCGTTTATGGATAGCCTGACGCGGTTGAAATCGGCGTTCAAAGGGCTGTTTATTGAGATCGGTAGTCAATTTCATCCGGTATTGACGAAACTAAACGATAAAATTAAAGATTGGATTGTCGCGAACCGTGAACTTATAGGCCAAAAAGTAAAGGAATTTGTTCAAGATGTGGTGAAGTGGATAAAAGATAACCGTGAGGGTATCATCGGGCTTAAAGATTCCGTTGTGGAGTTTATCCACCAAGTAGGGGTATGGATAGAAAAGAACGGGGGGCTTATAGAGGTGCTTAAAAAGGTAGGCAAGGCGTTTCTTATGCTTAAAGCCATAGGAATAGTATTCTCTATCATGAGCGCGGTTACTGCAACTGCAACATTTATATTATCAATAGTTAAGTTAGCAGGGGCTATAAAAGGATGTGCGGCAGCTATGGCGATATTTAAAGCCGTAGGCGCGGCAATATCCGCAGTTATGGGAGCTATAACGTTGCCAGTAATTGCCGTTGTCGCGGCGGTGGCCTCGCTTGGAGTGGCCGCCTATATGTTGATAAAAAATTGGGACGGCGTTGTCTACTTTTTCAAAAATTTGACTACTACCATACCCATATTCTTCAATGACTTGGTGGATGACATAAAGGGTATTTTCGGGCATTTGCCGGGATGGTTGCAGGGCATAATGGCCCCGATAAAGAATATTGTACTTGGCCCAATACAAGCTATACAAGCGCTTATTTCGGGCGATATAAGAGGCTTTTTTACAAGTCTCGGAAAGACTATATTAAGCTATATATACACTATACCGTTGATGATTGTCGGAGCGGGGAACGAGATCGTAAAGGCGATATTCGGCATTGATATAATCGGCGCGGTTAAGGCGTGGATTTCTCCTGCCGTTGACGCGGTATGGGGCGCTCTTGATTCCGGTATTGACGCCATAGCGAGTTACCTTGTAAAT